CATACTCTTAACCTGTATCTTAAACCACTTCTTAATCTGGACATCGAACAAGCTAATAGGATCGCAAGTGATATGGATCGAGCGTTATCCGAAGATCTCTCGAAAGTACCCTGGGTCCTCAAATATAGAACCAAAGCTAAACCTAACATCCCAAAAATTATGCGTGCCAAGAAAATCTTTCCGCAAATTCTTAAAGACGTTCTGCCTGAAGGTGAAGTAGTTCCCATGAAACAAGGCAAGAAGGAGATGATTCCGGCTACTGCTCAAAATGATGTGGCATTTCAATATCTCTTGGCACACAAAGACCAAAAAGTACGTGAATTATGCCGGGCGAAAGCCGCCTGTTCAAGCTGGCCGTTGCATCAAAACAAAGTTAGGCGTATGATCGCTCAAGCTAATTGTTGTAATGGTTTAATTAGAATGCCTTTACGATATTATGCTGCTCATACGGGAAGATGGGGTGGTACAGGTGGTTGGAACCCGATGAATCTCGGCGGCAAAGGTCGCAGTCGCCCCATTCATCCACTAATAGCACAGGTACGCGGAACACTGGTAGCACCAGACGGTTATACGTTAGTAATCGTTGACAGTGCTCAAATTGAAGCCCGTGAATTAGCCTGGGTAGCACATCAGGAAGATCTATTGAAAGGATTTGCAAATGGTGAAGACATTTATAGCGAATTCGCTTCGGACTTATTTCAAGCGAAAGTTTGGAAGCCAACAGAGGAAGAAAAGAAAACTCCTGAAGGCCAAACGGCTGATATTAGAAGAGGCTTTGGGAAAGACGCCATTCTCGGATGCGGTTATGGCATGGGAACTAACACCTTCTTTGATCGTTGCAGACAAAATGATACTTTACGTCCCCTCTTCGATTCTGGAAAATACGATTGGGATTTCATTGAGCGACTTATCAAAACCTACCGAACCAAATATGCTAATATCCCTGCATTTTGGACCGAAATTGAAAAGTGTTTCCGATGGCCTACCAAGTATTCTAAAGAGCAAACGACCTATAACATATCGGGATGTGCACAACTTGTATTGTCACGTCAAGGTTCCACAACCAGGATGCAACTCCCATCAGGACGAGTAATGAACTACCGTTTCGCCACAGTGTCACCCAAGGATGATAGTATCAAGTACCTACACGGACATCTCTGGGGTGGATCGATCACGGAAAATCTTATTCAGGCGATGTGTCGGTGTTTACTGGGATATTGGTTATTGAAGTGTGAAGATGCGGGGATTAGGATTGTAACTCATAGTTACGATGAGCTTGTAGGATGTGTGCCTAAAGAAACTGCTGAAAGAGACTTGCAAACTATGAGTGATATAATGTTACAAGGTCCGGCTTGGGCCAAAGGGCTGCCTTTGGGGATTGATGCGAAGATTAGTAGAAGATTTTGTAAATGATGAAACGAAAGGAATTGAGATGGCTGAATTAAAATGCAAAGATGGTACTATCATTGAAATTTCAGATAAAACCGAAATTGAATTGCGAAAAGCATTTGGACCAAAACCGAATTATAAAGACTCTGCATTAAGGGTTTATATAAATGAGGGTGTTACTTGGCCCATCACTATTAGAATAGCAAAAGATTGTGTTGGTGCAGCAGAAGATAAAATAACACGTACTGTAAAAGGTATAGAAGCGTTTATCTTAGCCTTACAAGAAGCAATAGATTATTGTAAACAGCATGATTTAGGATTATGAAACGCACCAAACATAAACGATTCAAACGACACATAGACCTAATCCGTTACGCAGTTAGGCGTACAATTCATCGGGTTGATATTCTGGAACCTGAAGCACATGCTGAAGAGCTTGCAGCATATTTGAAAAAGACCGATTGGTTGCAGTGGGCTAAACAGAAATTGAGGAGAAGATAATGTCAATTAAGAAAAGAATATGTGATGTTTGCGGCGGTAATTTCACTGGTTATGATATTGAAAATCGTAAGAATGAATTAAAAATGCACCAAACAGTAGATGTCCCATGTCTTATCAGTAAAGAAAAAACTACATGGTGGGTGCATATCCAGATCAAACACAATCACCCAAGCCAAGAAATTTGTAAAACTTGTGCAATTAAACTTGTTAAAACCGCTGTGCGGAAGCTTTGTATAGAAGATATTGATGATAAACGTGATTAATGAAATTCCAAACCAAACTCCAAAAATTCAATGACCTCGCCAACGCCATAGGCCAAATCCGTAGGGGAGAACCAGTGAAACGAATCGGAGCTAAAGATGGGAGTATACGGACACATGCGGTAGTGCCGGTTGATCCTAAGAAACTTGAACATGAAGTTTTGACTGATTGTTTGTCTTGGTTAAAGAAACACCATGTAATGTGCAACAGGCATGATGCTGGTACATTCCAGAATGAACGCGGTCAGTATGGCACGTATGGGATTATAGGTGCTGGTGACATCATCGGTATAGTTCATTATGGTCGTCACTTAGAGATTGAATGTAAAAGAGGTTTAGGTGGTAGACTTGATGTTAAACAACAGAAAAGAATGAGAGATGTGCGTGATAATAACGGATTATATTTTGTATGCCACGGTGTTGAGGAAATAGAACACTATATGGGAGAATACATATGATTGGAATGATTATTTGTTGGTGGACACAGGAACACAACTGGTCTAAATGGTCAGGTCAAAGATACACAGATGGTCGCACTTGGTATTGGTTACGAATTTGTCGTAGGTGTAAGAAAATAGAATCTGTATTGGAGAAACCAAATGAAGAAATTAACAAACAAAGAAAGATTTGAACAAATTGAAGAAAAAATTATTACTAATTCTAATGCTATAATGAATATGCGAGATGGACGTAAAGCATTAGTACAAGAATGGAGAGTTTATGAAAACAATTATAGAGAATACTTAAAAAAGAGAAACCGTTTTAGGAATTTTCTATGGCGGTTGTGGTGCAAAGTAACATTTAGGAGTGTAAAATTAACAGAAAAAGAATTAACTAAATATATTGCTAAAAAAATGGCTCGTGTGTTCTATAAAGGGGGCCATAGATGAAAAAACTAATTCTATCAGCAAGCTCAATCGGTGCCTTCAAAAGTTGCCCGATCCGATTCAGGAACGCTTATGTGTATGGCATTCGTAAAATAGAGGACAGTGAATCACAACGAGTAGGTACAAATTGGCACCTACTTCTTGAGACAGCCAGCCTAATACCAGGTAGTAACTGTCCCAGTGCACCATGTCACGAACACGAAGAACCATGTGTAATCTGTGAAGGTACTAACGTAGTCCCTGATAACATCATGGATGCTGTAACTCGTGTGCTGAACAAGGCTTATGAAGGCATAGAGTTTAATGATCCCGAAGCTAAAGAAATCGAACGAGTGACATTACTCCACGCACTTGCCGGTTATCGTTGGCACTATGGTGAACAACTGGAATCAGTTGTTGCGACTGAACAATATTTCAGTTTACCGTTACTCAATCCTCAGACCGGGTATCCTGTACCAGATGTATTCATCGAAGGTCGAATAGATAAATTGATTGAACTTGCTAACGGTATTGCTGTCAAGGAACATAAGTCAACCAGTAAGTCTATCGATCCTGATTCAACTTATTGGGGTCACTTGAACCTCGATGTTCAGACTACTATGTATATCTATGCTGCCAGAAGGATGCAGATTGATATGATGACCAAGGGTGAGATATATGAACCACTCACCAACACAGTTAAGTACGATGTGTACCATAAACCAACAATCAGACCGAAGAAACTCACTCAGGGTGATAGTAAGAAGTTCGTGGCTGATGGTATGTATTGTGGGCAGAAGTTTGAAGTAATACACCTCAAAGGACCAGCAGATGATGTAGTTGTAAATGATGTTATCGCTGAAGTCGAACTCGGTGCCAAAGAAGGCACCTTCGCTATCCGCGAGACACCTGATATGTTCGGTGCCCGGTTGCTCAAAGACATCACTGAACGTCCTGAGTTTTACTTCCGATGTGTCGAGCTTACCAGAACTGATGCTGAATTGAAGGCATTTGAGCAAGAGCTTTACGATATTGTTCAGAATATGAAGTTCATGATTAGGTCAGGTAGGTTCTATACTAATGAAAAACAATGCGAAGCTACCTTCAGATGTGACTATATCGAGCAGTGTTATAATCGAGAGACTATGAATCCAGCTTCGCCGCCCGATGGAATGAAATGTATTTTTAGTGGAAAGGATGGTGAATGATGAAGACATTTTTACGTAACCTTAAATCGATTCATCATAGAATGATGATGCGATATTTACGAAAACGAGGATGGGTAGTTTTCTACTTAGAACCAAAACATAGGATCTGTAATAAAGGCTGTTGCTGGCTTAAACTTTATGAATATGAACTGCTCAAACATAATTACCGAGGGCAATATTATGACTAAAGCCGAAACCATATTCCAAAAAGAACTATCATTAATCCATGACAAAACAATCAAACAATTCGTCATCACCTGCTTCGACAAACTCTGCCCAGACTACTTCTGGACCTGCCCATGTAGCACAACAGGCAAGTATCATCCGCAAGTATCACTCGGTATCGGAGGCCTGGTCCGGCATACCAAGCTCGCTGTGTGGTGGGGGATTGAGTTGCTGAGGGCGTTGGGTACATCACCTGAATTGAAGGACATCACTACACTACAAGATGAAGTGACCGCAACGCTCCTATTACACGATATGATTAAGAATGGCAAAGGTTTGAATGCACAAGGTCGTCCACTTGAAAAGGGTATGACAGGAACACATGGGGTGACGTTGGCTGATAAAATAGGTGATGAAAGTTTTACTGTACCAGAAGAAATTGAGGCTTCTTGTTATAGAATTCTTACTGGAATTGCCTGTCATATGGGAATTTGGACTACTGATCCTGAATACAGACCAAATTGTGAAGCGTTAGATTATACTCACAGGGCCTTCGCCAACCTAATCCACCTGGCCGATTACTGTGCCAGTCGTAAAGTTGATAAAATATATCGTAAATTACAAGGAGAACAAGATGACCCTATCCAACAAACCACCAACGAAACTCGCAAAAGCCCCCCCTGCCCCGGTGTCCGTCCGACCGAAAGCCGCCAAACAACAACAACAGAAAACGGTCAATAAAACATTCCAAGTAGCTGTATGGGGTGATGATAACGGAGGCAAAAAGATTATTAAATATGCCGATTCGGGCATGGGCAAAACCACACTCGCTTCAATGTTACCCACACCTGTATTCGCTGGTCTTGACGATGGTGGTCGTGAAATTCGGCATCCTGTTACTGGCGAAAAACTGAAATATATTCCTGGCATAGAAACATTTGATGATTTCAGAATGGCTGTACAACAGCCTGACCTTCTTGATGATTATGAAACACTTGTTGTCGACACTGGTAATATACTTGAAGACTGGGCACTTAATTGGATGTTAGAAAATGTATTGGGTGGTAAAGACAATAATGCTAAAATGAAAAATATTGAGCAATATGGATGGGGCAAAGGTTATCGCCATTTATATGACACCATGCGTTTGCCTCTTGCAGATTTTGACACTTTAATCAGGCGTGGTAAGAATGTATGTATTTTATGCCAGATGAATCAGATCTCCATTGCTAATGCTGGCGGTGAAGACTATCTTTGCGATGTACCTAAACTACAACCTAAACACGGTGCTACTCCTGCGATCTGGGGACTGTGGTGTGAGTGGGCCGATCACGTACTCAAGATCAGTAATGAGGGTGTGGTAGCCGCTAAAGATGATGAGAAGTCTAAGGTTGCTAAAGCCACATCAACTGGTAATAGAATCATCCATGTCCATGCTCCTGACGTTCATTACAAAGCTAAATCGAGAA